AAAATGACGAAGAATTTACAAAGATAATGTCAAATGGATAAAGCCCTAGTTCTTGCAAAAGAACTTAAAACCCTCCGTGAGCGCGTTTCTGCTATTACAGCCATACCAGTACCACTTGATGGTAAAGATGGCGCTCCAGGGCCTGTAGGCAAGCCAGGTAAGCAAGGGTTGCCTGGCGTAGACGGGAAAAACGGAAGCAATGGCAAAGATGGCAAGGATGGCAAGGACGGCGAAGACGGGGTATCGGTTAAAGATGCTTACATTGGAGCAGATGGCAATTTAACGATAGTTCTGTCTGACGGAAAAGAGATTGACGCAGGCTCGCTTGACATTTTTGACAGTAACTCGCAAGGGTTGACAGTCTTGAAGCAAACCCAAGACACAGCACAGTTAATTGCTTTATTTGTATCTAAGTCTTTTGAAACTACTAGTAAAAACCTAGTATCTGCTAATGTTTCTTTGAATTACACAAGTGGTGTGTTAACTAGCATTGTGTATGCAAATGGAATAACCAAGACATTTACCTATTCTTCAGGTATCCTCACTACTATTACGCTTTCTGGAACGACCCCTTCTGGAATATTGTTAAACAAGAATTTAAGCTATTCCTCTGGAATACTTACTTCCATAAGTTACAGCTAGGTATTTATATGGCAGCTATTGTAAGCGCACAATCTGGCCTATCCAACGCAGGCGCGACGTGGGTCGGCGGCGTGGTCCCGGTCGAGGGCGATACCGTCACGATTGCGCTGGGCCACACCGTCACGATCACCGGCACCCACATCTGGGGTAATGACACTGCAACACCCGCCTTGACCTACGCAGGGTCCTGCGTGTTCTCGACCACCGCCAACACTGATCTGACGCTCAAAGGTACGCTGATCAACAGTGGCACGGCGGCGGTCTGGCGTCGGGGAACTATCGCCTCGCCAATGCCCGCTGGCATTACCTCAATTATTCGGACGAACTATTCTGCGGTGCTCGCCAACAACAAATATAACATTACTGTCGGCGGCAGTGCGAGGTTTGGAGAGTGGTCTGAGTGTGGGGCTACCCGCAATCGGCAGTTTTATGTTGCTGCGGCAATATCGGCAGGTGCTACTAGCATTACCGTATCTGATGCTACAGGATTTAAAGTTGGAGATATTATTTTTTTAGAGGCTACAAATACAACGGCAGCAGAACGAGAACATAGAGTATTAACAAGCGTTGCAGGCAATGTGGTTGGCTGGACAACAGGCCTAACCAATGCAAGACTAGCCGGTGCTTGGGGTGGTAACTTATCCTCAAACGTGTTGTGGCAATCTTTTAGTGGCTCGTTTGGCGCGTATGTGCAAGTTATTTGTCAAACTACGCAAGCTGCGGCAACAATTAACATTAAACAAGTTTCCTACCACGGAATGTATGGTCAAGCTGATGTGGCTGGGTTTTCTATTGGTGGAACAAACGCTGCAACAGTTGCAAATTCACCCGTTGGAGTAGTAGACAATATAGCCGCTTGCGACTTGCTTCCAAATGGTACAAATGCAACAGGTAATCTAGCACTTTTAGGCGTAAGATTTGGCTATTCAGGGAATTGGACTGACTCAACTATTTACACACGGATAGGCAACAACGCATTTTATACGTCTTCGGGCGGTACAGGATATTTTACAAACCCCTTTTTATGTGGCGTTGGCGCGGCCATCTTTAGTCAGTTTTCGCAAGGCGGCGTTGGCTGCAAAATTATTGGCGGGCGAATTACTAATAACACGCAAATAAACGTAGGCGCGTCCATGATTGGCTTTTCAATGGATAACGTCACTGTTGATGGCTCCAACTTTTTATTGAGTATTTTGCAAGGCGATTACACAATTAATGACTGCCTGCTTGGTCAGACTTATGGGTTTTTAAATACAACGCAGTTAATTTCTAATAGTAATAATTCATTATCAACATTAACATTCAACAACTGTTTAGTGCCAGCCACTGAGGTAGTTTTGCCATCAACATATCAAAATGCGCTAGCCGACAAACCAGTTACGTTTCTTAACAAAAACGCCAACCCTCTGTTGCAGGAAGTTTACGTCAACACGGGTTCGATTGTCCGAGATAACGCCCAACTCTATCGCTCACGTAGCTCGATTAAATTTAGTCCGTGGATTGCAAACACGCCTCACGGCTACTCGTTTCAGGTTTCAGGTTCAGCGGGATTGCCTTTGACATTCCAGTTTGGTCTGCGTTACGACGCCACCTATGGCACCGCCACGCCGCCATCTGTTACCGTGTCAGGTCTTGGCATTACTCCTCAAACTTTCACGGCTGGCGGCGTTGCAAACACCGACTATGCGGGGGTGATCACCGTCACGCCCGTGACCAACGGCCTGCTGACAATCGCTATCAGCGGCCAGACTACCGCAACGTTGGGAACTGGAAACTATTGGTTCAATGGCATGTCCGTGAACCCGTGGATCGACTGGACCCAATGGTATGGCTACGCCTATCTACCTTCAACCGCCACACTAACAGTCGATCCTGTGGTGGTGCTCTCTGAAGCGGCTGCGGGGGCGCTTACGGGCCTGTCCATAGCGTCCGGCACCTTAACGGTGAGCGGCGCAAGGACGGTCAGCAACTGTTACGACTGGCTGAAATCGTACGAGGCATCTAACCAGCTAGCCCCAATCATCACTTCTGCTGATGGGAAAAACTTTATCCTGTCGGCCAACGTGGTGGCATCGGGTGCGCTCACAATACCATCCGGCTCGACCTTAATCCCTAGCGGAAGCTTTACGCTCACGGGGTCTTTGTCGGGGGCAGTAACAGCCAACGTAGCCCAAGCAACGCCAACGAACCTAACAGGCGTGACGATCACGGGCAACCTGACCTTTAACACCAACACGCCGATCACCGTCACGTTTACTAATTGCACTGTTACCGGCACGGTGTCAAACTCAGGCACGGGCCTAGTCACGATTACAAGGGTAAACACCACAATTGGCACGGTTGGCGCTAACGTAGCCACCCAGCGCTTTGCCACCATTGCAGCGCCGAACCTGCTTGTCGGCACTCGGCTTCGGCTATACAACGTGACAGACAGCGTAGAGCTGTTTAACGGCGTTCTAGCGGGCGCTGGGTTTAGTCAGAGCTTCCAGTACACCACCGACAAAACGGTGCGTCTAACGGCCACCTACACCAACGGCGCGACGGCAAAGTTAGGCGTGTCTGCAACTGGTGTTTTTGCGTCTGGTGGCTTGACATTCCTAGATTCCCAAGTAGATGACACGGTTTATAACGGCTATGCAATAAACGGATCAGCAGTCACAGGCTTTAGCGCAGATTACGTAAACGACGAAGTTAACCTAACAGCGGCGGCAAATTATTCTGCGGCCAGTCTCTATGCCTGGTGGATTTACAACGAGACAACCTCGCAAGGTATTTCCGATTTCTTTGGCGGCGTGACGGCGTTGGATGCTGCAAACTTAGAAATTCAAGTTCCAATTGTTGACTTGTACCTTGACAACACAACTAGCACTTTTATCTACCAGACCGACACAATCCGCATTTCTAGGTCTGATGGAGCATACCCAGCGCGGACAGTCACAAGTGGCGGCGGTGGAATTGCAGTGAATTGGGCGTCTAATGTTTACATTGGAACGGCTGATATAGAATTAATTAAGAAAAATACAGATTTAATTCCGGCTTTATTGTAAAAACATATAGGTAGGACTATGAGCACGCCTGAAAAAATGAGTTCTAGCCATTGGATAGACTGGTTAATCAAAGCATGCATAGTTAGTCTTCCGACTACAGCAATGGCTGTAATTGGGATGTACATTCAATTGCAGCAGCTTGTAGTAGTAGTAAACTCGGCGGACAAAGAACTTACTGAGATAAAAGTAGAGTTGTCGCAGACAAAAAAAGATCACGTGTCCAGAGAAGATGCGATAAAAGTAGAGTTGTCGCAGATAAAAAAAGATTACATGTCCAGAGACGAGTTTAATAGTACGATACAATTTATCTTAACCAATAAAGGAAATTGAAATGGTTGATTACGTAAAAAAACAAGTAGAAACAGCTATCAAAGCCAATGACCGAAAACGCAAAGCGGATGCTGAAAAGTATGTGGCTGATGCAACGGCTAATGGGGAAAGAAAGCGCATGGAAAGAGCTTTGCAGCACAAAGCTGGAGCAGGACGCGGAAATCAGGGTAAGCCTAAAGCGTTAAAAAAAGGTAAGTAATTGCAAAGAATTGATACCTTATAAAAGGAATACAAATGGCAATCTCTAACAAATTAATTAACGAAGGCAAAGAAGTTACGCAACTAGAGCGTAAATATTCGTTTTCAGATGAAATTAGTAAATTGCAAGAACAGTTAAATAAATCCAAGCCAAAAATTAAAGATGGGGTAGACGGTAAAGACGGCAAAGATGGCAAAGATGGCAAAGATGGTCGTAACGGAATCAACGGCAAGGATGGCCGTAACGGTAACGACGGACTTAACGGCAAACAAGGTTTGCAAGGCCCACCAGGTAAAAATGGCCTTGATGGTTCTGACGGTGTATCAGTTATCGATGCAAATATTGATTTTGATGGTAGCTTGATTATCAATCTGTCGTCTGGTAAGCAAATCAATGCTGGCGAAGTTGTCTCGCCCGAGTTGGAAAAGCAAATCATTGCAATTAAGCAAGGCGGCAGTAGCGGCAGCGGTGGCGATGTTATGGGGCCACTATCTGCAACAGATAACGCCATTGTTCGTTTTGATGGCGCAACCGGAAAGCTAATAAAAAATAGCGATATAACAATTGGCGACAGCGGCAACACCATTATCAGCATAACAGACAACACCAACGCTGCCTTGCGTATCACACAGATTGGTACCGGTAATGCTCTGTTGGTTGAAGATAGTACAAACCCTGATGCTTCTCCTTTTGTAATCACTAATAACGGTACTGTGGTTGCTGGCCACACTTCGCGGGTTACATCAGTTAATATTATTGAAGCTCATAGCGCTTCTGGTACTAACAGTACACCCGCTATAGGTGTTTACAGTTGGGGAACACTTGCTACTGGCGGTGGGCTAAATCTGTATAAATCTCGTTCAGGTACTGTAGGAACGTACTCGCTTGTAGCGACAGGAACTCAATCCAGCGTTCGTTTTCAATTTGATGACGGCGTAGATTTTCAGCAAGCCGCTTCTATTATTGGCTCGGTAGAAGGTACACCGGCGCTTAACAGTATGCCCGGACGCCTAACCTTCTCTACTACGCCAAACGGGTCTGTCACACCGACTGAGCGTATGCGTATTGACAGCGCGGGGGCTGTGGGGATTGGCGTGACTCCTGCGGCGTCAGCACTCCTAGATGTACAAAGCACCACTAAGGGTGTTCGTATGCCAAACATGACTACAACGCAAAAGAATGCGATTGCTAGTCCCGCAGCAGGCCTGATGGTATTTGATACCACTCTTGCAAAACTTTGTGTTTATTCAGGCACAGCATGGCAAACCATCACTTCTATTTAAGAGAACACTATGTCAAACACCTACACCTCAAACACCTACACCTATAAACTCCGCAAAGCAGCACCCACGGTCACGGCTAACGTGCCTTGGGCTAATGCATAACCTAGAGTTCCAGCATGACTCAAGACATAACGCACCGAGAAATCTACGACCGTTTGGTGGAGGTCGAAAACAAGGTTGATGCTTTATCTGAAAGCACTAAAGATGTAACAAACGCTTTTGACGCTGCACAGGGCGCTTTTAAAGTGCTTGAAACTTTCAGCAAACTAGCAAAGCCGTTGTTGTGGTTAGGTGGGTTATGTGTAGCGGCCGCAGCTTTTTTTGATCAATTTAAAATACGCTGATGACTCCTGAACTGCAAAAATACTACGAGGATAGGTTTGACTTGTTCTCCCGTCGTGGTTGGGATGATCTTATGGAAGACATTGACAATATGCTTATCCCGCTAAACAATATCTCTACCATTGCAGATGAAAAAAGTTTACAATTCCGCAAAGGTGAGATTTCAATCTTGATTTGGTTAAAAACATTGAAAGATGTTAGTTCTAGAGCCTACGAGGAATTGAATGAAAAGAATTTATGAATTTGCCTGCGATTGCGGCAAACGCACTGAGGCACTTGTTGATTATGAGACAATCAGTGTGCAGTGTTCGTGCGGTGGGCTTGCCAACCGCGTTATTAGCGCTCCGTCATTTAACTTGGAAGGGTGGTCTGGCAGTTTTCCGTCTTCATGGCTGAAATTTGACAAAAAACACCGTGACAAATTAAAGGCAGAGCGACAAGCCAACTCATAAGCGCAAGCCGAGTTGAATTATCCTACAACCGTTTTGGCAGGAAAAAATATGTTGATTGATCAAGAACAAGAGCCGCTAGGTGAACTCGAAATCGAGGAAAATAAATCTTCTGAACTTCCTGACAAGTACAGGGCTAAAAGTTTGGAAGAGGTTGTGCGGATGCATCAAGAGGCTGAAAAGCTAATTGGCAAGCAAGCCCAAGAAGTGGGCGAAGTCCGTAAACTCGCTGACGAATTACTCAAGCAAAACCTCAGTTCTAAGCAGCAACAAGTAAAGGTTGAACCGGAAGTTGACTTTTTTGAGAATCCTCAAAAAGCAATTCAAGGCCAGATTGATAAACATCCAGATATTCTTGCAGCCAAACAAGCTGGGCAAGATTTCAAACGGATGCAGATTCAGCAGAAGCTAAAGACAGAGCATCCTGACTACTCCCAAGTGGTCAACGATACTGGGTTTCAAGATTGGGTGAAGTCTTCGCCTATTCGCCTGGGACTCTACGCTAGAGCAGATGGTGACTTTGATTATGATTCTGCTAATGAATTGTTGTCTACTTACAAAGAATTGCGCGGTATTAAGGTTAAGGAATCGGAGCAAGCGGATACTGCTGCACGAACCAAAACCATGAAAGCGGCGCAAGTTGATGTTGGTGGCTCTGGCGAGAGTTCAAAACGAGTCTATCGACGTGCTGACCTTATTCGTCTCAAAATGACAGACCCTTTAAGGTATGAAGCGCTGAACGATGAAATACTCAAAGCCTATGCCGAGGGGCGTGTAAAATAATTTAATTTTTGGAGCATTATTATGGCTTATCCTACCCCCCAGGTAACTAATACTACCGCTGATAAATTTATCCCAGAAATTTGGTCTGACGAGATCATCGCCTCTTACAAGAAAAATCTTGTGATGGCGAATCTGGTTATGAAGATGAATTTCAAGGGTAAAAAAGGCGATACGATTCACATCCCCGCGCCTACCCGTGGCTCTGCTTCGCTCAAGGCCTCTTCTACAGCCGTCACGCTGATTGCTGATACCGAGTCCGAAGTGCTAGTTAGCATCAACCGCCACTTTGAGTACAGCCGTTTTATTGAGGACATTACGGAAGCGCAAGCACTAGCATCTATGCGCCAGTTCTACACTTCTGATGCTGGTTACGCTTTGAGCCGTGCAGTGGACACCGACCTAATCCAATTGGGCCGTTCGTCTAACGGTGGCGCTGGCACTAACGCCTACGCTACTGGTGCGTTCATTGGTGGTGACGGTACGACTGCTTATGTTGCCGGTAGCAACAACGAGTCAGCTTTGACCGACGCCTCTATTCGCCGCACCATTCAGCGTTTGGATGACAACGACACTGCAATGGACAACCGTTTCTTTGTCATTCCTCCTTCCAGCCGTAACACGCTGATGGGTCTTGCCCGTTACACCGAGCAGGCTTTTGTGGGCAATGGCAATGCAATCCGTAACGGTGAAATTGGCAACCTATACGGCATCCCTGTGTTCACCACTAGCAATGCTGATACTACCTCTGGTACTAACGCTGCGCGAGTGTGCTTGATGGGACACAAGGACTCGATGGTTCTAGTTGAGCAAATTGGTATCCGTTCGCAAACTCAGTACAAACAAGATTACTTGTCTACGCTGTTCACTTCTGACACCTTGTATGGCGTTCAGATTTTGCGTGCTGCTGCTAGTTCTGGTGCTGCCAAGTCTGCATCGTTGTTTGCACTCGTAGTGCCTGCCTAACCCCAAGCCCCCAGCAATGGGGGCATTACTTTTAAGGAGTTAAAAAAATGGCTGCTGCAACCGCAATTACTGCCCGACAGGGTAACGATTCATTCCGTGGTGTCTTTAGTGACACTTGGGAAGTAGTTTGTACCCTAAATTCTGCTTCCGTAGCAGATCAAGCTGCTGGAACTGATACCGTAGCTGTACCTGGCGTTGTCTTGGGCGATATGGTGCTTGGACTATCTGCTGGCGTTAGCGAGGCTGGGCTTGTTCGCCGTGCCTACGTTTCCGCCGCTAACACGGTCACAATCGCAACGACTAACACAACTGGCGCTGCTGTTGACCTAGCTGCAACGACAATAAAATTGGTTATTGCTCGCATGGTTTAAATACGTGGGGGCTAATAACCCCCTCTTCTAAGGTAATCATGGCAACCTTTCGTTGTTTGCAGTCAGGCAATACTGTAACTTTTACTCAGGCCGTAGATATTGAATCAATGCGCGGTCATCAAGGCTATGTGCGCTTAGACGAAATTGAACAAGCCAAGCCTGAAACAAAACCTTTACCTATGCTTGCGCCACCTAAGAGAATGGGTAGGCCTCCTAAAGCAAAGTAATTTAAGGAACGAATCATGCCAATGGTCGGAACAAAAGAGTTTGCCTACACATCCAAAGGCAAAAAAGAAGCCAAAGAACAATCAATGAAGACGGGTAAACCTGTTAAGTCATTGCCAGTTCGCGGTTCTCGCACTGCAACAAACAAATCCAAGCGAGGAAAATAATGTCAACCTTTCAACTTGATCCTAACCAAGTAGCAATTGGCGTTCCCGCTTTGGGTGTAACGCAAGTGTTTACAGTTACCACTTCTAGCGTTCAATCCACAGCCTTTGGTGCGTCTACTACAATGGTGCGTGTAGCTTGCGCATCTGGACACTGCCATTTCCAAATTGGCGCAAATCCAACAGCAAGCATTACAACATCGCCCATGATGCCTAATAACTTTTCTGAGATTATTCGGGTCAATCCTGGTGACAAGATTGCCGTTATCAAAGATGCTGCGGTAACTACTTCTACATTTTCAGTGACGCAATTGATATGAAGCCGGGACTCTATGCCAATATCAACGCCAAGCAAAAGCGTATCAAAGCAGGCTCTGGCGAGAAGATGAATAAGGACGGCTCCAAGGCCGCTCCTACCGCTGCCGATTTCAAGAAGTCTGCACTGACTGCAAAGAAGACTAAGAAATGAAAACTCCTGCTTGGCAACGAAAAGAAGGCCAAGCTAAGACGGGGGGCTTGAATGCAAAGGGCCGATCGTCTTATAATGCTACGA